CACGGATTTTCTCCCCATTGAGTAGTTGCATACAATTTACCCTGATTTTTACCTTCACCGCTCATCAGGCTAGTGATTCGGCGAAGTTCGCACGATATCAAATCATCTACCATTGTTTCGAAGAATCGGTAAGGCTTACCGGCATCGTCTATAAGGCGTACACCGCGATATTCAGTTTGAATTGGCGTATCAGGATCATTCATCAGGTTATTATTGCAAATCTCTTGTAAAATCGTTTTTTGATGTTCGTACCAATCACCCGGTATAATGACATGCACATGTGCATTTAGCGCATTTTTGTAGTATGAATTTGTGTATTTGGGTGCAAGATTGGAAGATTTAATGTATTCAGAAGCACCTTTGAACCAATCGTTGAAAGCATACACCCATTTGGTAAATGATTTTTCGGCATTGAAAGCAATTGCTACAGGGTATTTAGTAGGGTTACGAGGGTCGAAACGCGGAAAAACATCGTATTGGTGCAATGAAATATACAACCAATCGCCAACAATAACGGATTGACAATCTTCCGATTTTATACGTTTATTGGTAAAATCACCAATAGCAGCCAGTCGAGCCTCATCAGCACCAACATAGCTCAATGCATCAATTGAAGCGGGTGAACCGAGACGACGGCCTTTGTTGAAGTTGTATTTTGAAGCGTATGTTTTTACAAAATAATAGTCGTAAATGGTATTACGAACGTATTCAAACATCGAATTAAAGCCTTTATCTTCCCAACTATCAACCCAACTTTGAATTTTTGAATCAGTCCATGGAACACGCACACGACGTTTATCTTCAGGTTTATCGCCAACAACTTGCTCCTGAAACAAACGTGGACCTTTGCCAAATAAAAACTTAACTTGTTTTTGGATCAATTGCGGTATCAACTTATGTTCACCAACAGTTGCTGCCACTTCCTGCGGATATAGGTTATGTCCTTCTCCCCAAAACGGAATGGTATAATCGCCCAATCGCATCGTTACACGGTCAGTAGAATATTTACTGTACAGCGTTTGAAATTCGCGTGTAGTGATATTTTCACGCTCCGAAACGCCTTGTATCTCGAATGTCAATACATTTGATTGTGAACTTGCAATACCTCTGTTGGCACTTGTAAATTCAACTTTTACATCCTTTTCAGCAATTTTGTTCATATTTATTGATTAATTAATTTCAAAACCATTTTACAGTTAACCATTCGTTTGATGGTGGAAAAGCAATTTTTCGGATTAGTTTTTTGAAGCATTGCCGGGCTAATCCGGTTTCCATATCTTCGAAATACAAGTAGTGATCAGATACCACATTCAAGCCTTCATCTTTCATAGCCGGACGTAACCGGCAACTATCGTACTTTCGGATTTCTCCGTATTCATTTCGCTGCAAATCGCATGTAATAAATAGGATCGCGAACGTTGCACCTGATACTAATTTCAGATTTCGGATCCGAATAAAAGCATCGGCACCGCTTATTGTCTTTTCGGTAAATTCCATATACAAAAAAAGCCCACTTTCGTGAGCTTTCAAAGGACATAATCATGTTGTTAGGTGTGAATTATTATATCAGAAATTATTATTATCACAAATAAATGTAACATTTGATCAATACCGAAAATTATCCAATGATATTTATTAGCTGGATTTTTGAGTGTTGGAAACCAACCATTCATTCTACCTTTAAGAGTATCTATAAGGAAATGAGAAATCCATTCAAAAAGTACTAAATAAGCCCAGGTATTTGTAAAACCAATAATAAATGCAATTACTAATGACATCAGCATAGCATGAATTGATGCATGAACAAAAATTGGTGCTAATGGCTTACCTAGTTTTTTTGCACTCAACATCCAATCGGTAGATAAATGTGTATAATCTGCTAAAGTATGGCAGATGACTAAAAAGAATAAAATAATTGTTTGCATAATAGATCTGTTTTTAATTAATAATTTATTTATTTATGCAGAGTAATTCCCCGCTCCCATTGCTTTCGTTTGCTTCCGTTCTGAGTCGGGTAATAAGTAACTGAACTCACCCCAAATCAGGTACATCAGTGCTGATGATATCTGAGTAGAATAATATGCCTGATCTTTGTATTCAAGCAATTTCTCGGAGCTTTTATCAAGTTCGATTTTTCCTTCAGTACGTTTTATAGGCGAATGGTTGATACTCGAAATGGTTGCTTCGCATTCGTTTTCATCAATAAGGATATCCGATCGGTTTCCTTCGTTTTTCCCGAAAACTAAATTCAAAAGCCGGTAATGCTGCGAATAATAGATAGTCGGTTGCCCTAAACTCATCAGCGTAACGTTCCAACCTCGTTTTGTAAGCGCAATTTTCAACATCTGAGCATCTGTATCGTTCAAATCACCACTAGGCTTATAAAACTTACGGTAATGAGGGTCGCGCTGGTTAGCAGCTCGGTCGTAATGGAAAATAATCGACTTATTTCCGGTCATTCGCTGTGGCTTGAAAAAATTATCAAATTTTTCGGCCATTTCTTCGTGCTGATCAGGGTGAATCACCCACATATCCTTTATAACTCGGAATTCTTTCTTTTTCTTGTTATGTTGTGACACTTCAAGACTCGAAAACGGTCCCGGATCCAATCCAATGATCAGCGGTAAATTCTTATCCCAATATTTCAGATTTTTGCATGTATGATTGAATTTTTCATCGATAGACATCTGATCAATAGCATCGTATTTGTAACCATCCGAAAAAGTATGTTCTTTTCCAAACTTACCGAAAAAGCGATCTTTTACCTTGTGTTTTCGTACGGCCAGAATAGAAGTATTCAGCCGGTCCACATCCTTGATATTTTTAATCTGATTTTCGATATAATCGAGTCCCAAAATTTTAATATTTGAGAATGAAGAAGCACGCGCATAGAATGTTTGTCCACGTCGTATTTCTGTAAGACGTTTCGACCAACGTTCAATATAAAGGTTCAGTTTTTTTATCTTCTTTTCGTCTAGCTTATTTTCAGCAACAACGAGATCCGATTTTCGCAAATCAATTTCGTAGGCTATTTCCTGAATGCATTTAATCAATTCAGGGTTCATATTCTTTTCGTACTTCGTCCACCAATCCTCATCCGTTTCAAAGTTGGGGGTTGATGATATACCGGTAATACCCATAAAGTAATGAGAGTGCCCGAATTTGGAACGATCGGCGCGTAATGCAGGGATAATACGTTCGGTGAACTTATCTTCCGGTATACGCAACATTTCATCTACAAACAGGTGTGCAGCATTCTTGCCCAACATACTTTCAGGCCTATCGCATGATACAAACTGAATAACGCACCCATTCACAAATGAAATGGTATGCTTCCAGTTATCAATATACGTCACACATTTAGCGAAATGCTTAGGCGGTTCTTTGCCTATCTCGAAGTATACACCACGCTCGTAGTTCTCGTAGAAGTATTCCATCAGTCCCGGAAGAATATTATCCAGAATAGATTTGTATGTTGAAGCTGCCAGTACCAACACTGCACCCGGCATATCATTCTGTACACGATCGATACGAGGTGCGAGTATATGCGTTGTCTTACCTGATCCACGCCCTAATTCAGCAAATAAGAAAGTAGGGTCAGCCAACTTAATCATTATCTGCATAACGGATAGATATACCGTTAAGAATATATCTAGTGCATACTTACGCGTTTTCATACTCTGCCTCCTCTACATTCAATTCACGCGATACTTCACCCTTCAATCGGTCCTTATCGTTACTACTAATATCGAACTCATTAATTAACTTCAATGCTTTTTCGTATGTTGCCAGTACGCCTTGCTTAGTTACACCCATACGATCCAGCTGCATATCGGCCGAAACAATCTGAGGTTTGAACTTAATACGATCGGGATTGATAGCGTTAGCCGATGCCTGTAGTCTCCATGCTCGAGCATCCTCTATACACTTACGCGCTTCAGTAAAGTTATGAGCAACCAGGTTAATCTCCATCAGCTTCATCGATTGATCTGCGAAGTACATGTTCCACGCTTCGCTAGTCACTGAGCAATCAGCATTAAAGTAGTTGATAGCATCGTATATCCTTGCCTTGCATGTCGATATAGATAGCGTACGATATGACTTTTGAAGCATACGCGCACACTCGGTGATGGATGGATTCCGTCGTAATAGGTTAGATGCTTCGTTCACCTGAATAATATAATCGGCCAGTCCTTGTGGTATGCCTACCTTCTTAGCGTCGCGTATCTCAAGGAATCGCTCCACCACTTCCGTTGGTAGTCGTTGTAGATGTTGTATCATAGTGGTTAATTGAACTTGTATACTTCAAAATTACTCAACTATAAATAGTCACGAAAG